TTCAAGATTTACCGCCCGAGGTAAAGAATTGGGTTGTTGAAAACCGCTACTTTGACGTTGTGGCCCGTGACGAATCTGGGAACATTTTGACTGACCGATCTGGTCAGCCAATGCGTAACCCCGACTTTGACGAGGAAATGCACGTTGAAGCGACGATGTATGCGACCAAGTTAGAGCGGCAAATCAAGGCTGGTAAGTTGCCGTTTAAGGTCTCCTCGCCTCAATACTTCAAAGAAGTCGAAAGGCATATGCGATCCGAGTTCCCCGATTACTTCGGGAGCGAGGATGGAGGAGAAGATGATGCGGAGCCGGAACAACCGGCCCGTAGGGCAAGTCCAGTTGCTGCACCGACGCGGACTGTTGGTAGCAATGGTGTGCAGAAGCCATCCCACAAGATCAGCTTGAATGCTGATGAAGTTCGTTTTGTGACGCGGATGGTCGAGAACGGTGGGGGTCCGAAGTACCCTGCCGGACACCCCAAGCAGTTCACACCCATGTCTTTGACTGACGCGAAGATCAGTTTTGATCGTCAGAAAAAGACCCAAGCAGCAAACAAGTAGGAGATAGAATATGGCCCGTGGTCGCCCCCGTGCTTCTGAAACCCGCGATAACGAAACCCGTGCGGCTGAGTTCCGCCCTCAACCCAAGACAACGCATGAGTCTCGGTTTTACATTCCACCGCACCTCATTCCCAAAGGGATGACGTATGCGTGGGTGGCGTTTGCCTTCGACAACACCGGCACGCCGAACCAAGACAATTGGAATCGCAAGTACCGCAATGGCTGGCGTCCTGTTCCGCGCAGCCGTCATCCTGAATTGTTCCCGCCCGTGCCGAATATTGGTATGGGCATGGACGATGAGACAAACATCAAAGAGGGTGGGCAAATCCTCTGCGAGAAGCCGACCCGTGAAGTTGAAGCCGACATGGCTGAGAATGCCAAGCGTGCGCGTCAACAGATGGATGGCATTAACTGGACCCAAGGCGCGGGCCAGAATCCGATGATGCCGCGTTTCGACCAATCTTCTAAGACTGAGTTCGGCCATTCGGCTGAGTTCAAAGACTAATACGGGGTGGCCGGGGTGATGAAAAGCCCTGGCCCACCTTTCCCTTGCCGGAGGAGTGACAGCGGCCCCATCCAGGCCACCCCACCAGAAAATGCCAAGAGATTTAGAAAAGAAAAAACTGGCAAGAAAATTAGAATACGCTCGGAATAAAGAAATAGAGCGTGAGAGAAGCCGTATTTGGTATCAATCTAATAAGGAACGGCATCGCACTACATGCAGAAATTGGTCTAGAAATAACAAAGACATAGAGCGTGAAAAACAAAAACAATGGCTTTTAAAAAACCCTGAGAAAGCTAAAGAACTTAGAAAAAAAGCATACGAAAAATTAAAAATTTGGCTTTCTAATAAACCAAAATCATTTTTCTTAATAAAGAATGCAGCCAGCAACGCAAAATATAGGGCAGGAAAAAACAAAAGAACGCCAAAGTGGGTAAATAACGTTGAGTTAAAAAAAATGTATATTTTGGCTAACCAAATTACCAAAACAACAGGCATTTTACACGAAGTGGATCATATTGTTCCTCTTCATGGAAAATTTGTATCAGGGCTTCATGTCCCGTGGAATTTAAGGATTATCACCAAAACTGAAAATGCAAGAAAAAACAATAGGCCTGTTGACATTCTTTAAAATTAACCACTAACATTATTCTTGTTTTTATACCATCCCTTTGGGGGTGTTGCGATTGTGGTCACGTTATCCACACGGGTTTACACCCCCGTTATCGACTAGCGGTCGAACTCCGCTCCGTCGCTGCAAGGTTAAGCAGCAATCAGCAAATCCCGCGTCTTTGACGCATCTGAACGGAGTACAAATATGGCTTATGGAGCAAGTGGAGGTTTCGGCCTTCAGCCCGTGAACAGCGGGAACGGTGTGACATGGAATGGTCAGACCAATGAATATCCCCTTCCCGCCACTGGCGGACAAACGATTTTCCAAGGTGACCCGGTAGCCCTTTCAACGGCTGGTGTCATCATTCGCGGCACTGCAACCAACCCCGTCCTTGGTGTTTTCCAAGGCTGCAAAGTTCAAGACACCACTGGTGTTTGGCAGTTTGCCAACTTCTTCAACGGCGCGACGGCGTTTTTGACCGGCAACACTCCTGTTGCCATGGTCATTGACGATCCGAGCGTCCAGTACACCATCACTGAATCTGATAGCGCGGGCGCTTCTGGCACCCCGTTGACCCAGGTCAACGCGATGGGTCGTGCTAACTTCCTCTACACGGCTGGTAATACGCGAACCGGCCTCTCGGCTGTTACGCTGAACAACACCACCGCTTCGACCGCCTCTGGCATGAACCTCGCGCTGATCGGCTACGACCAACGCACAGGCAATACCGCTGGTGCGTTCGCTAACTGGATCGTTCAGATCAATAACGGTCAGTTACGCGCCGGTAGCATCCGTTAACCCAGAAGCAGTAGGAAAACTCACATGACAATTAATACGAGTCAAATCCAACAGCTTCTGCGCCCAGGTTTGGCGGAAGTGTTTGGTGACTACCCGATGTACCCTGCTGAATACACCGAAATCTTTACTGTAAAGACTTCGGATAAAGCGGTCGAAATCGAAGTTGAAATGAAGTTGTTGGGCTTGGCCTCGCAAAAGGCTGAAGGCGCACCGACTGCGTTCCAAGACATGGGACAGCGCGTTATTTCGACGTACTACCACCGCTACACCAGCGTTGGGTTCATCATCACCCGTCAGGCGATGAAGGACAATCTGTACGAATCGCAATTCCCGCAACAGGCTCAATCGCTGCGTAACTCGATGATGCAGTCGAAAGAGGTCAACGGCGCTTCGGTCTTGAACAACGGCTTCTCGGCCTCGTTCCCCGGCGGCGACGGTGTGGCTCTGTTCTCGACAGCGCACCCCATCGACACCGGCACGTTTGCGAACACGCCGTCTGTCCAAACTGACTTGAACGAAAGTTCACTGCAAGACGCGATCACTGCCACTTCGCAGTTCCGCGATCAAGCGGGACTCATCACCATGACCAAGCCGGTCAAGTTGATTGTTCCGCCTCAGTTGCAGTTCACCGCTGATCGTTTGCTGAACTCACAGTTCCGCACCGGCACGGCGAACAACGATATCAACGCCATCTACAACATGAGCGCCGTTCCTCAAGGCTATCGTGTCAATCACTTCCTGACTGACACGAATGCTTGGTTCTTGATGACCGACGCCCCCAACGGCTTGAAGCATTATGTTCGTGAAAAACTTGAAACTGATGTGTTCACCGACTTCACCACAGACAACCTGTTGGCTAAAGCCATCGAGCGTTATTCGTTCGGCTGGTCGAATGCTCGCAGCATCTATGGTTCGTCTGGTGCAACCTAACGGTTTCGCAGGACTATGAGAAATAGGGCCATCGCGCCGCCGTGTGCGGTGGCCCTTTTCATAACAACAAGTCGAGGGATTCCCTATGACAAGCTATAGCGATCAACTCAAGCAGGGCCGAGCCTACTACTCTCGCGCTACTGCGACCAACACAACTGGATACGTGGTTGGTTATTCTGATTTGGAAGGTGGCGTTGGGGTTCCTGTAACACCTGTCACTTACTACCAAATTAGTGCTGCCTCGACTTCTTTGGCGAGCGGCATTGTGTTCACAACCGCATCTCAGGGCGCGACACTGACGCCAACCGGCGCGTTGGTTTCTGGCGGTGTTGCGACGATTGACGTTCCCCGTGCGCTTCAAATCACGGCCAGCACCAACCTCTCAACGTGCCTTATTACCGTTCGCGGTACTGACGGTTACGGTGAGTCGATGGCTTGGACGGGCATTGGCCCCACCGGCAATACGCTCGGAACGGCTGGCTCGTTTGTCGTGACAAGCAAAGCGTTTAAGACCGTCACGACTGCTTCGATTGTTGGTACTGCTTCGGCGGGTATCCAGATCGGGACTTCGGACACTTATGGTTTACCGCTCCGCGTATCTTCGACCAACCGCGTTGTTGGTGTTTACGTTGACGGCTTCGGCTTCGGCTCGTCTGCCGGTACGGTCACGGCTGGCTTTGCAGCCAGCGGTACGCACACGGCTTCTGGTGCTGACATTCGCGGTACTGTCTCGTTGCCTTCGGCGGTTATTGCCAACGGCACGCGCAACTACGCGATTGGCATTATCAGCCCCGCTTACAACGTAGCCCCAGGCGCTGACACGAAGGAAAACACTTACGGCTTGACGCAGTTCAACGCCTAACAAAAACCGCCGTGGGGTAGGCCACAGCCCCACGGCGTTTATTTTCTTGTGGTAACTAGGCAAGGATAGAAAATGGGTAACGAATCACACTTACAACAAGCTGCACCTACGACTGTTTCTCTGATGCCTCATCGCAAAGCTGTAAATATCGTAGCGATGGGTTCTAGCCGGAACGACTTTTTCCAGGCTCAGTTGATGGAATCGCGGCCTGATATTTTGTTAAATGCGGAGACTTGGACGATCAACTACATGGGAGCGCAGATACGATGTGATCGGATTATCCATGTTGATCCTGTCCACGCTTATCTCGGTCATCCTGTCGTTCGTGATATGTGCGAAGCCGCTTTGAAGGACAACACGCCGTTCTACACTTCTCACCCACATCCAAAGTATTCCAACCATGTTGTTTACCCGTTTGACAAAGTTTCAGCATCGCTTGGTGGGATCACTTATTTTAACACAAGTGTTGCTTACGCAATCGCTTTGGCAATGTCTGAAGGCTTCACAGAAATCGGACTATTCGGTTGCGATTTCTCTTATCCCAATGTCCATATGGCTGAATCAGGCCGTGCGTGTTGCGAGTTTCTGATGGGGATTGGCACACAACGCGGCATTCGTTTTGCAGTCGCGGCTGGTTCGACGTTGATGGATATGTATAACGGACAACAGCCTTATGGCTGGTTTGCTGATCCTAATATCCCACCGGCCAATGGTGGAAAGTTGATGAGTGCGGGCCAAATCATGCAGCATGTTCATGCTGTTCGTAACCCGCCTCCGCTGCGCGATAGCATTTATTACGTTCAATCGACGGTTCCGAAAAATCCTGAATCGCTCGCTTAAGAAGGAAGTCCAATGCGCCCAGTAATTATCAGCATACCCATCCCGGTAGTGAACAGCGTATCTGCGACACAATCCTTTACGGCGTCGAGCCAATCGGTGCTGTTAAACGGTTCACTCTCGAATGTCGGACGGCAAAGTACGCAAGGCTATTCGCCAAACGTGACTTTCCCCGGCATTCAGAGAACTGTTACGATCACATCGACGGGCAACATCAGCACCTCGACGTTTACGATCACTGGGATCGACACACGCGGTCAGGCGGTTGCAACTACGCTTACCGGCCCGAACAACGGGACGGCAACGACAACGGCTGAGTTTGCCCAAGTTACAAGTATCGTAGAAGGCACGACCGCCTCATCTCCGTTCACTGTTGGAACCGGCGCGACCGGCTCTAGCATCTGGGTCCAGGGCAATTTGTTCATGGCTCCGTTTGCTGTGACGGTTGCTGTCGGAACGGTCACAAGCGCACCGATTACCATTCAGGACACTCCTGATGATGCTAACGCCGTTGTTCCGACGAACATCTACGCACACTCAACATTGGCGACTGTCACTGTCTCGGCTGAGTCAAACTACGCATTCCCGGCTCGTTATATGCGCGGCATCTTCACCGCGACTAGCACAGCAACGGGCGCATCGACAGTCACCTTTATTCAGGCTGGTGGGCGTTAATCATGGCAATCGGCGGTTTCCCAATGACCGGCGTAGCCACCTCTGGCGGGGATGGAGTCGATACGCTCAAGCAAATTCTCGACAATCCCAACTACTTCAAGGACGGCGTAGCCGCACTTGAAAAGGCAAAGGCTGACGCGGACGCCGCTATCGCGCTCGTTGGCAAGGCCAAAGACATTGAGAACCTTCGCAAGAAGGCAGAATTGGACCGTGAGACAGCGGCAGCGATCTTAGAAAAAGCAACAAAAGACGCTGCCGTTATTGTTGAAAAGGCGAACCAAGATGCAAGTTCTACGTTTTCCGCCGCCAGCGCAAAGATGGCTCAAGCGGACGCTTACGTCAGCGGAGCAATGGCTGAAGGCGACTTGGCAAAAGCTGAAGCGTCCAAAGTAAAGGGCGAGACAAAGGCTATCATTTCTGCTGCGAAAGCAGAGGCCGATGCTATGAAAGCAGATGCTGCTCGGGCGCTGTCCGACGCCCCCACGGCTCGTACTGAGGCTGAAGCGGCATTGGCTGATGCCAAGATTGCCAAAGACAAATTTGAGAGCAAGTTAAAGAAGCTGCAAGCCGCCACTTCTGATGATTAGGGGCTGTAGTGAGCATATCCCCAGATGCGAGAATATCTTTACTAGATAGCTTCGGTGGTGCATCTGCATCCGTCGATGGCATTCGCGGTGGTGTGCCCGCTCCTTCGGCTGGTCTTGGCTATAGAGGGACGGTTGCGATCACCGGGAACTTTGAATGACGACCTCGGGCCTCACCACGTTCGGGATTGCGACCGAGCAACAATCGGTCATTGACGAGGCTTATGAACGCATAGGCCGCGAAGCCAGTGAGTTGTCTGCAAACGATGTGCAATCTGCTATCCGCTCTCTTTCGTACCTCTTTTCAGAATATGCGAACAGAGGAGTCAACTTATGGAAAGTAAACCTGTTAAGTCAGGCCCTTACTGTTGGTTTGCAGTCCTTCGCGCTCAACTCGAACAACGTGGATGTTTTGCAAGTGTACCGCCGTCAGACGAGTGGCGGGGTGACTACAGACATTATGCTGTCGGAAATCAGCCGAGCCGAGTATGCGGCTATTCCGAACAAGCAACAAACAGGTACGCCGCAACAGTATTATTTTGAGCGCACAATCACGCCGACTCTGTTCATCTGGCCCACGCCGGTTGATACGTCATATACCCTGTATATGTATTGTATGCTGATGCAGGATGACCCCGGCTCACCAACAAACACGCTCGACGCGCCACAGCGTTGGTTCGACGCAATTGCCAGCGGGCTTGCAGCTCGTTTGGCTGAGAAGTGGGCACCAGATCGGATGGCAACATTGCAAGCCAGCGCCAATCGTGCGTTTGACTTTGCATCTGCTGAAGATACAGAGAAGGTTCCGACACGCATTGTTCCTGACATGAGAGGGAGGCGGTTTTGAGTACCCTCACCCCTCTCCAAAGACGCACCCGTGCGCCTATTGTTATCAGTGAGCGTGATCCGAAAGCTGTCGCGGTTTGCGATGGCTGCGGCATGTGGACGATGCACGAAAGTCTTGTTCAGAAGATGGAGTTTCGTGGTGGCTTGTCGCCAGTTGGTACTGGCCTGTACGTCTGCGGTGTGTGTGATGATGTACCTAACCCGTACTTCTCGAAGATGGTTCTCGGACCTGATCCCGTGCCGGTGGCGAATGCTCGGCCTGAGAATTTGAGTTTGGACCCAGAGCCGATGGACTTCATTGTTGCCGACTACAACACGCCGATCATCACTGGTGTTAATCCAATGGATGTTACGCAAGACGGGTTCAACTATTTAGTAGGGAACAACCCATAATGCCTAACGTCCTTATCAGTGAGTTGGATGCTTCAGCGGCTCTTGCATCAGGTGACTTGTTCCTTGTGCAACACGCGGCTGGCCCTCCGGCTGAGTATTGCACGGCTCGTCAAATCAGCACCTACGTTGCACAAACATCACTTGCCACTGGTGTTGTTCTAGCCAGTGGCGCGGCTGTTCAAAGCGCCGGGAACTTCACGCTTGGTGCTGGTACGGCTTTAGCAACGAACGCGACTGTTGGGTATGTGATGATTACGTCTTGTGCCGGACAGCCAACGGGCGTGCCGGTTGGTTTCGGTGCGGGCAACATGCCGATTCAGTACGACACGACTAACAACAAACTTTGGATTTACGCGGCGTCGGGCGCTTGGCGCGGCGTTTCTCTGACATAGGTGAACAATGGCATCGACAATTAAAGCGTTTGCAACAACCATATCGACCTCGACGGCTCTTACTGCAATCAATGCAGCAACAGCAACGGGTGTTACTGGTTATGCAATAAACCTAAACATTGCCGTCACAGCGACAACAAACCAAACGGCTTTTGTCGATGTAACGCGCTACAACGGGACAACGCATTATTACCTTGTTCGACAAGCGCCTATTTATCCTGGCTCGGCGTTGTCGGTGATTGCTAAATCAGCCGTTCAAGCGTTCTCATCTGGCTATCAATTCTATGCAGCAATTACGTCAACAGGTACGCCTGTTGACTGTAACTTATCAATTGTGGAGATTACCTAATGGCAACGCCATATATTGGATTAGACCCGAGCGCGGGTCCGGTCACGCGGTTCGTTCCGCTGTCAGGATCAACTGCGAGTAGCCCTGCGATTAACTTGACAGCAACTGTCGCCGCATCAGCGCAAACAATTCACACTGGGGATTCAAGTACGCAAGATGTTCTGTATGTTACGGTTAGCAATTCAGGAACATCATCTGTAACTGTGTACGCTGGGCTTGGGACTTTGGCGACAATATCATCTATTCCGCTGACCGTATCACCAGGAACATCTAGTTTGCTGTTTAATGGAAATTCTACAATCAGCAAATCAGGCGCTTTTACGATGTTTTCAACAAATGCTGCATCATCAGGTGTGACAATTTATGGTTTTGCGGCTCGGACATTTACGGCAACGTCATGACATTTCCATTTAATCCAAGTTTTCCTGCACAAAGTTCAGGTTCTATTCTTACTACAAGGCCGAACTTACCTTTAACTATGGGCTACACTTCGGGAAAATATTACGGCCCGTCGGTTCCATCTGGAATGACTATAACGACTGCTGGGTCTGCGGTTACTCAAACAAATGATTGGTATGTTCCTTTTTTATGTCGAAAATCTGCTTCGTTTGATCGAATCGCAATTTTCAACACGGGCGCTGTCGCAAACAATTTTCGTCTTGGAATTTATGCTGATGATGGCGGTGGGCATCCAGGGGCGCTTGTCGTAGATGGCGGACAGGTTACAACATCTGGTGCCGCTGGTGACAATGCGGCAACAATTTCCGTGTCTCTAACTGGCGGCCAATTGTACTGGTTAACTATTAACTGCCAAACAACAACTTCATTCCACTCTTTTGCAGGAACTGCTGGTTCTGAATTAGTTTCAGATTTTGCTCAAATTACAAACATTAGTAATTATATTGTGAACACGGTTTGCTATTACGCATTTAGAGCATACGCGGCATTTCCAGCAACTGCGACAGCCGCCAACAATTGTGACGTTTTCTATCCATATATAAGATTGAGGGCTGCATAAATGAGTACAGAATATGTGTGGAAGGATGGGGTTCTAGTTGAAACAATAGTTCACCCAGATAGATTAGCCATACCTCTAATTATCTCCGCATCTGGATTCCAAGAGGTTTGTGAGACAGGATTCGGCGGCGGAACAATTGGTGCTACCAGATTTGGTGAAGTGACCAGAGCCATAGGAAGCAGCGCTGATGATCTTGTTTTTTCTATAAACAGCCGTTTCTTAAAATCAATTACTTTTGATAAAACAAAATCTGCTCAGGCTTTTACTATTTTAGTAAACAAAAATATAATTACAGCCGGAGAGCGTACTGCAATTCTTTCTGCTTGGCCGAATGGATAAGTCATGCCTACCGCAATGACGTTCAGCAGTTTGCAAGATGACGTTCGCTCCTATTGCGAACGCGGCGGCACGACTGTCGATGCTCAATTTAATACCCAACTTCCAGGGTTCATTAACTTGCGTGAGCGTCAAATTGCGCGTGAGTTAAAGATTCAAGGTTTTATCAATAACGTAACCGGCACGATGACTGCTTCACTTGGCGTTTACCAGAAGCCAGCCCGTTGGCGCGAGACAGTCAGCATCAATGTCGGAACTAATGTTGGAACGGCAACGACCTACAACACCAGGGCAACTGTTCTTCCGCGCTCGTATGAATACGTCCGTTCTTACTGGCCGGATGATACGCTAACCGGCACGCCAAAGTATTACGCTGATTACGACTACGACCATTACATCGTAGTGCCGACGCCGTCTGACACGTTTCCATATGAAGTGAACTTCTGGCAATTGCCGCCGTTGCTCGACAACAGCAATCAGACCAACTGGATTACCGAGTACGCGCCGAACGCGCTGCTTCACGGCACGCTGGTTGAAGCATTTAACTACCTCAAGAACGCTGAACAGGCCGCGTCTTGGGGTGCGGTTTATGATCGAGACATGGCGGCTCTGGCCGGTGAGGATATGCAGAAGATTCTCGACCGCGCACAGAAAAGGAATAACGCATGACGTTTACACAAGTTTTTGGCGGCGGAACTCTCGATCCGGCACAGCCTAGCTACAAGGCTTATACGGCTTCGACCAGCATTACGAGCGTGTGGCCGATTGAGGCTGCTTCTAGCAACAACGTGGTTGCGGCGATCAACGACATTTCGTTCACGGCCTCGTCACTTACATTTACCTTACCACCGGCCAATCAAGTATCTGTTGGCTACAATGCGTTGTTCAACAACGTAGGCTCTAACCAGTTTACGGTTCTGGACAACTCCGGCAACACGGTCATCACGGCGACATCCGGCGCGGCGTGGTCTGCTTACGTCAACGACAACACAACCGCTTCCGGCTCGTATCGCACCTATCAGATGGGCGCGGGAACGTCATCTGCCTCTGCCGCTTCGTTGGCCGGTCTTGGTATCAAAGCCATTACGACAACGCTCAACCAAGAGTATCCTGGCGGGTTTAGCTATTCTGTTACGCCACAGACATTGCTGACAAGCCACCGTGCCGCGTTGGTTATCTGGACGGGCGGTGCTGGCGTATTCAACTTCTCGGCCCTTGCGACTCTGACAAGCGGCTGGTTTTGCAACATCACAAACCAAGGAACCGGCGCGGTTGTTTTGACGCCTCCGAGCGGTTTGATTGACGGTGCTGCGACAAAGACACTGAACCCAGGTGATACAAGCATCGTTATCACTGACGGTTCAAATATGTACACGATTGGTTTCGGCCAATCGCCTGTGTTCTCGTTTAGCTACCTGACAATTGACGTTGGTGGATTGAGCGGAACGTACACGCTCAGTGGCCTTGAGTTAAACAAAACGGCTATCAAGTTTACCGGCGCTCTGGCTGGTAATCTTGACATTATTGTTCCGGCCACTGTTCAACAGTATTGGGTTGATAACTCAACTACTGGAAGTTTTACGTTTGGTGTCAGAAATTCAGGCCAAGCATCTCCTGGCGTTGCCATAGCCAACGGATCGACACGCGACATTCTTTATTCTCAAGGTACAACTGTCGTGCGGGCCGAAACTTTCGGGCTTAGTTCTCCAGTTACAATTACTCAAGGTGGAACGGGAGCAACTACTGCGGCTGGGGCAAGAACAAACCTTGATGTTCCTTCAACCGGCGATGCTGTTTTAACGGCTCTCATTTATGGCTAACGATCTTATCCCTCTCAAAATTCAATCCAAGGCAGGGTGCAAGCGCGACGGCACACTCTTGGAAGGGGATAACTACGTCGATATGCAATGGTGCCGTTTTCAGATGAAAGCGGGTTTGCCACGCAAGATCGGCGGCTACCGTAGTCTTACTAGTGAGTTATCTGGTATCTCACGCGGACTTCACATCTACAGCAATGAAAACAACAACCACGTTCACTCTGGCTGGTCGGATGGATTAGACCATTTCGACTTGGATATGAATGGAAATGTATCTGGTTTGTCGAATAGAACGCCTGTTGGGTTTGCAGCCGACGCTAATAACTTGTGGCAGTTTGATTTGCTGTATGATGGGACTGCTTTAAGTTCGGCGCTCCTTGCCCATGCCGCGCCGAATGCGAATGACATATCAAGTTCAACGGACACGCCTGTTTATTATGGCGACGTAACAAGTGGCGCACCACTTGTAGCCAGCGGCTCTCCAAACGTAGCGGGTGGCGTTTTTGTGCTTAACCCGTTTGGCGTCAGTTTTGGACATGATGGCGTTGTGAATGTCAGCGCGGCGAATGACCTTGCGACAGCTTGGACGAGTTCATTTCGCCCAACGGCTACGAAGTTAGTTTACGGGTTACCGATCCGAGCCGGGGCTGGAAATGGCCCCTCTGGCTTGATCTGGGGAATCGACGCGCTTGTACGTATGACGTTCGTTGGTGGATCAACTCAATTCAACTTTGATACGATCACTTCTCAGTACAGCATTTTGTCGTCACAATCTGTTATCGAGTACGATGGCATATTTTACTGGGCCGGTATTGACCATTTTCTTAGCTTCAACGGCGTCATCCAAGAAGTCGAGAATGGCCTGAACCTGAACTGGTTTTACGACAATCTGAACTACGAGTACGCCCAAAAAGTTTTTGCCGTTAAAGTGCCGCGCTGGGGTGAGATTTGGTGGTGCTTTCCACGGGGAGATGCAACTGAATGCACCCATGCCGTTATTCTGAATGTGCGCTTGTCGCGCATTCTTGGTTTCAACGTCTGGTACGATACTGAGTTGCCTAACGGTGGTCGATCTGCGGGTCAGTTTGCGCGGGTGTTTCGTAGCCCCCTGATGACCGGGGTAACGACCGACGCGACAACCGGCTACAGCAAATTATGGCAACATGAGTTCGGCGTCGATGAAGTCGATGGAACCAGGGTCAACGCCATACAGTCCTATTTCGAGTGCGGCTCCCTCTGGCTCGCAACGGATGATGGACAAAAGAACAACAGCCTCTATCTGGACTACATCGAGCCGGACTTCGTCCAAACTGGCGATATGACAGTCCAAGTCATTGGCTCGTACTCCAACTCCCGTGCGCCGGACGTAGCCAGCACTCCCCTGCCTTTTCCTGATACGGCGACGACTGCCGACGAACAGGTCGTTTATGTGCGTGAGCAGCGCCGTCAATTGCGGCTGCGGTTTGAAAGCAACGTCCAGGGCGGTGATTACCAAATGGGCGATACCATCCTTCAGGTCAGGGTGGGCGATAATAGGATCACATCGTGAGTGGGATTAACCTTATTGACCCTCGGGGGATGACCCCGATTGAATGGACGAACGCCTATTCCATCGACTTGGAAAGGTTCGGTTCCGTACCGAATTTACAGTCCAATGATAGGTGGCAGGATTGGGGTTCGGCTCTTTCGCTTTTGGCATCTTTGAGTGGTATAATTTTGCCTAATCCCTACGAATACTCAGATTGGCAAGAATGGGCGCAACGGCTTAACGAAATTCTAGGATCACGACCATGAGCATGGGCTTAGTCAACGCGGCACGGCAAATTGAGTCCTACGGGATGGGTCCAGATCGACAACTGGCCCATATCTCGCCGGACGAGGCTCAGTTGATGGACACCTTGCAGGGTGGCCGTCGCGTCAACCCGACAACCGGACTGCCTCAGTACGGCATGTTTGGGAAGATTCTAAAGGCCGTGGCGCGGGTGGCCGCGACAACAGTGGGCTTCATGTACGGCGGGCCATTAGGCGCTGCCGCCGCAAGCGCGGCGGCTACGAAACTGACGGGTGGGTCGTGGAAGCAAGCCGCAACGGCGGGCGCTATCTCGGGCGTGACGGCGGGGCTTGGGAGTTACGCTCAAGGAACGCGGGGGCTTTCAAACATAGCCACGACAAGCGGCAATACGCTTGCGTCTAACGCTGCGGATACTGCGCTTGCATCAGGATCAGGAACATTTGCGGGTACTGCTGGTGGACAGGCCGGATGGAATGCCGCCACTTCTGCGGCTACTCCTGGGATTGGCCAAACCCTAGCCAATGCCGGTCAATTCGCCATGTCTAACCCCAGCACGGCGATTGGTATGGCCGCGCCCAACATCACTTCCGCCTTCCAACCCACCCCGGCCAAAGCATCAACCGGCGATCCTGGCTTCATGCAAACCGATCCCAAGTTCGGCGGCGGGACGCTGCTCGATGCCGGTACGCGGCTTGCACAGCAGGGCGTGACGAAGTGGGGCGGGTACGACATTCAGCGCGACCCAACTGCGCTTCAATTTCTGGCTCGTCCCGGCGAGAATCCCATGAACCAAAACTTTGGTGGGTTTGCAAGGGGCGGTAGCGTCGAGCCAACCGGCCTGATGAGCGCGTCCCAATGGGGTTACGTCAACGCCAAACGAGGCGGGACGATCAAGGGGCCGGGGTCGGGAACTTCAGATGACATACCCGCGATGTTGAGCGACGGGGAGCATGTTTTGGATGCAGAATTTGTAAGTTTGGTTGGCCTGGGTTCAAACAATGCCGGTCAAAAAAAGATCGAATCAGTAAAAAAACAGATTCGTTCTCAAGCCGGTATTAAAAACCCCAAGAAGGCTCTGGCGTCTCGCTTGAAAATGAGGGCTGCATAAATGGCTAACCAAACCTCGACGGTTTACCAAACAAACACCACTCAACTCCCCGAGTGGTACACGCAGTACATGTCGGGCCTTGCAGCGCGTGGTAACGCCGCGCTCGGCACAGACCAACCGACGCCGAAGTTGAACGCTGATGGTACGCCGGTCTTAGATGCTGACGGCAATCCGGTTATGAATCCGGCGCGTCCGGTGCGTTGGGGCTTCGACGCAGACGGCAACCCGCGCAACATGGACGAGCAAGTTGCTGGTCCGTCCGATCAGGAACTTCAGGCGTGGCAAGCCATTCAAAGCGGTCAGGGCGGGTACAACCCGTACCTCAACCAAGCCACGCGCATGACGGAGGCGGGCGCACAGCAAGACATTTACGGTGCGCTTCAGCCGTTTGCGGAAGGGGCCAACCAAATGTCCTATGCTGGGGCAACTTACGACACTCAAAGCCCTGCTCAAAAATATTTCAATATCGGCAACAATTTAGATTTCCAAGGCGCGTCGAACCGGGGATACGACGCGGGTGACCGCGATACGGCTAGCACATTCGACCCCTATTCAGGCGAGGCGTTGGGTTACACTCGCGGCGGGGCAAACATGAACGGCTTGGCCGTCGCCTCTCCGTATCTCAACGCTGCTTCTGGCTCGTTCCCGCAAAGCGCAGACGCCTACATGAATCCTTACAACCGCAATGTGACTGATCGTATTGCGGAACTCGGTGCGCGTAATCTTGGTGAGAACTTGCTTCCACAAGTGAGCGATGACTTTATCAAAGCCGGTCAATATGGATCAACGCGCCAACGCGACTTTGTTGGCCGGGCCGTTCGCGACACCCAGGACTCCATTTTAGGCAAGCAAGCTGACGTTCTGCAACAAGGCTACGGCCAAGCGGCTCAGACCTACCAAGCCGACGCTGCGCGTCAGGCAGGATTGGCCGGTACAGCGGGCAACCTCGGCCTCGGTCAAGGCAGTTTACAGCTACAGGCCGGTCAACAGGTCGGTAACCTCGGGCAAGCCGCGCTTGGCGCTCAACAGACCGACGCGGCTCGTCAACTGCAAGCGGCTCAACTCGGGTTGAGTGCCGCGCAAGCACAGGCGTCGAACAATCAAGCGATGTTGGCTGCTCAAAATGCGCTCAGTGAATCTGCGGCTCAACGCAAATTGCAGGGCGGAATGAATGCTCTTTCTATCGGGAATAGTTTGTCTGGTGCTAAACAAGCCCAAGCCAACAACTTCTACCAAGGCGGTAATCAGTTCGCCTCGCTCGGCAACCAACAGCAAACGCAATACTTGCGTGATGCCGCCGCACAAGAGGCCGCTGGCTCGGCTCGTCGAGGCATTACGCAAGCGGGCCTCAACGCCGGGACGGCCAATGCGCGGGAGCAGGAAGCCTACCCGTGGCTCAACCTCAACCGTGCGGCGGGTCTTGTCAGCGGTGCGCAGTTGCCGTCTGTTGGCTCGACACGCGGCCAATCGACAACCCCCGGCGGTTCGACGGCGGGACAGATTGCGGGTGGGATCACGGCTGCTGCGGGCTTGTACAACATGTTCGGCAAGGCCAAGGGCGGTGCGGTTAAGAAGAAGCCCAACTCTCGCGTCAACTACGGCGGCTCTCCGCGCCGTGGGTTAAGCATGTTCGCAAAGGCATCGTAAATGTCACCTATGTCTCAGCAGATAAATCCAGCCGCTCTCACGGCGATCTTGTCTGACCCGCGAGCGCAGCCCGCACAGCGCATGGCCGCTATGAGTATGCTTAAGCAATTGCAGGGTGGGTTCGGCTCACCAATGCCCACACCACAAGG